GCGTGACCATTGGCAGTCACACTGTTCAAGAGGTGGGCGCGGAGTACGCTGCCAGGCGCAAGCAGTTCAAGCGAAAAAGGCTGAACTGGCGCGTATCGAACCGGACCAGTCCGAAGTACAGCCTTGGCTGGGTACCGTTCAAGACTGGAGCAGCGAAATACAAGTCCGGGCAGATACAGTTCTTAGGTCATAAGCTGGGGATTTGGGATAGCTACGGCCTAGGCCAGTACGAGCTTAGGGCTGGAAACTTTAGCGAGGACTCCCGTGGCCGCTGGTACTTCAATGCGTCCATCCAGGAAGAAGGCAAAACCGCTAGCGGAACCGATGCCGTAGGAATCGATCTTGGCCTTAAAGCGGCGGCCACCACGTCAGATGGCGATGTGCTTGTTGGTCGTCAGTATCGTGCCACTGAACAAAAAATAGGCCTGGCGCAGCGCGCAGGAAAAAAAGCGCGAGTAAGGGCTCTGTACGCAAAAGTCCGAAACCAGCGCCAAGATGCCGGACACAAGTTCACGACCCAGATGGCGAGGCGCTACGCAGCCGTGTTTGTGGGCGACGTGGCCAGCACCAATCTGGTGAAGACCAAGATGGCAAAGTCCACGCTTGATGCGGGATGGAGCCGGTTAAAGACAATGCTGAAGCAAAAGTGCCAACGGGCAGGCGTTGTCTTTGAAGTAGTTGATGAAAGGTATACCACCCAAACCTGCTCGTGCTGCGGAGTCATTTCCAGCAGCAGTCCGAAAGGTAGAGCCGGCTTGCGAATAAGAAAATGGACCTGCGTAGGCTGCGGTACAGCCCACGACCGCGATATTAATGCGGCCAGGAACATTCTCGCGGCGGGACATCGCCGTCTAGCTGTAGGAATCCCCGCCACTCAGTGCGGAGAGGATGTCAATAGAAAGGGACTATTGGTCGCGCCGAAATGCGGAATACTGCCAGCTCCGACAAGTCAGATGCCATTGATATAATCGGTCTCTTTGCAGGGACCAGATAGATTGTCTCAATACCTGTTTCAGCAGCTTTTCAGCTACCGCACCGCTACAGGCCGCGGAATACAACGACCGACCGGGGGTTTAAATCCCCCGGATGACGCGACAACCAATAACTTACGAGGTGGCGGGGATGGGTGAAGTTAACGCGGAAGAATTCAGGGTTGTTAACGCTGATCAATTTGAATCAATGGAATCCAAACTCGATACTTTGCGGGAAGAGCTGGCGAAGTCCCTTCAGGAATACGCGCAGCTTGCCGCTGACCAGATCAGAAAAAACACTGAATGGGGCAATCTGAAACGCGACTTTGAGCAGCGCCTGACCGCCGCCGAGCAGCGGAATGCGGAGCTGGTCGAATTACTGGAGTTGGCGTATGCAGCAATCGATAGAGGCGGCAAATACAGCCCTCTCTGCGCAAGCATACTGGCCGCAATGCACCCCGTCGAATCGGTAACAAGCGAATGAGTGGTGAGTGGGGCTGGCTGATATTCAGCACGGGGATGTTTTTGTGGGGGCTGCTGGTCCTTCTGATCTCGCGCAGAAGGCGAGCAGCCAATCAGGTCAACTCAGCGCATATCGAGGGTAAATCATGATCGCCAATTGCTTGCTTTGTAAGACGCAACACAACAGCACTCACGGATCAAGCCTATGCCCTGGCTGCTGGGCTAAGGCTCCAGAAGGCGCCACTCACTTTGCGCCGGCGATATTTAGGGCGAGAGGCAGCCACCTTGGATGGATGTCGATGTTTTATAAGCTGGACACTGATTTTAAAGGGTGGAGCTGCGGCGCTGACTCCAGGGAAAGAATCTGGAACCCCATGGGGGATCGCCAGATTCAACCGGAGCGCCAAGTAATGCTTATAGAAAACCCGTTCTGTGCCGATAAGTCGGTGCCTGTATCGGCGACACGCCGCACTATGAGATCGGTAATTCGAGCAATACTGCGCCGCCTAATGCAACAGCGCGATAGCGCAATGCCAGGCCGCCATTGAGGCGCCTGGATGATTCGCCGCGTACAATGCGGCCCGCGACCTGCCGCTACCTACCGCGGCCACCCAAAGGAATAAGCATCATGGCTACACACGAAGAAGCAATTGAAGCGCTGGCTGAGACCTGCGCAAAGATTCGACAGAGCCTCGTTGATAAAGGGTATGAGCTTGGCCATACGCCGACGCCATCCGAATTGCGCAGCGCCTTGGAGACCATGGAAGAAGACGGAAAGCGGCTGGCACTGGAAGCTAGCCGGATGCGCTACAGCTTATCCTCGGCTGTAGATAAAGAAGCTAACGCCGGCCCTCGTCTTTGATGGTTGATCCATCCATCGGCCGACTTACTGTATTTCCATTGAGATCAAAATGAACAAAACTGTCTACACCTTCTGGGAATCTAAGGGCCAAATTTCTGCATATCTGCAACTATGCATGGAAACCTGGAAAAAGAACGTTCCTGGCATCGAGATTGTGGTCATAAACCACTCCAACTGGGCTGAGTTTGTTGGCGATATTTACGACCTGAACAAATTAAAAACTTTCTCGCTTCCGATGCAGTCCGACGCGGTCTCAGCTGCAGTCCTGGCAACCAGAGGCGGCATGTTCATCGATATGGACTCCATCGTAACCAAAGACTTCTTCGAAGACTTCGGCACGCTCGCGCCTCGGAAGTTTGTTGCATTTGGCAAACCCAATGTGAAAGGCTTGCACGTTGCAGTGATCAAGAGTCAAACCCCAGGCAATCCAGTCGCTATGGGCTGGATGAACGCCTGCAAGGATCGTATTACAAATATCGCTGAGGGCTACAACTGGGCGTACCTTGGCAACGGCATACTTGAGCCATTGATGAACGACAAGCGCTACTTTGACGACTACTTGATCGTTGACCGCGCAGATTACGGAAATATTCTCGAAGCATCGCTAATGAGGGAGGGGCAAGCTAAAGCGGATTACTTCAACTTCTACTTCAATGAACACATGAATGTTGATACCAGCAAAGCAATTGAAGCAGCCAGGTATGGAATTATTTCCCTTCACAACTCTTGGACACCTCAAGACTACAAGCAGATGACGAAAGCAGAAGACGTTTATAATCACAAAGGTCTTCTTTCTCGGATTCTGAAAACAATACTTGTCGGATAGTAACTTATATAGCGCCATTGATTTCCGTGCGTATCAAGCACAAAGAGCATAACTTATTGTTGCTATGCTCTTTCTGCCGATTGCAAACCCCACCTACGCAAGAGCCGCCAGCGCTCTCTGATAGATCGACAGTCGGTCAGTTGCGCCATTTTGGCCTCCGTTGATTCGCTGGGTGATCACCTCGAATTTCCCGGCGTCCGCCAACTCATTCAACCCATTGCTCGACCAGTACCAGGCCGCCGACAGCGCGGCATACACCGGCTGCTCAAGCAGTTCAGGCTTATTCAGCAGGTCCAGGCCCAGAGCTGAGCCGCATGCCTGATAGTTGACCCAGCCAGTGATTTGCACCAGGCCGCGCCCGCGGTACTTCCAGCCATCACCGGTGACAGCAGGGCCATTGCCCATGCGCGAGGCGTAGACGATGTTCGCGATCTGCTCAGGCTTTCGGGCGGCACCGGTTGCCGTCAGCACTGTGAACCGCTTCGGCCAGGTCCTGATCAGCCCCTCGGCCGAGTAGTTCAGGTTTTCGACCAGGCGCGTCAGATGGCCTGACTCATGACCGACCTGAGCCAGAAAGGCCGCGACGCGCTTTGGCGTGTTGATCTGGTGCTTTTCCATGGCCAAGGAAAGCGCAGACGCAAAAACGCCGGCTTGTTTTCCAGCGTTCGGTAGGATCTGCAGCAGTTGCTGCTGTGTGATTGGCATGGCTTCTCCAGTCGAAAGAAAGCCCGCGCTCGGCGGGCTATCAAATTGCAGGCACAAAAAAACCGCTCAAGGCGGCCTTGTTCAGCGATCGATGGTTAGACCGAGATACCTAGGCGTAGCATGCGTTTGCGCATGGCGCCGGCCACCAGGTTGATCTCGTCGTCGGTCAGGTACGCCGAGTAAATCGCGGCGGCCGAGATATCCGACTCGCCCGAGTAGTCAGTCGTGGCGCTGCCGATCCGGAACAGCTTGTCGTTGACCACGCGAGTAGTCAGGTCGGTGCCCAGCTTGCTGACGTTGTACGTCATGTCACGCGCCTCGGAGGCGACGCCGGACTTGCCGCGAACGCAGAGCAGGCGCCAGGCCGTCGGAGCGCCACCGACAATGTTCACCAACTCCAGGTTGTAAACGCCGCCAGGCGATCGAGCGATACCGGCAGACACCACCGAGCTGCCTCGCAGCAGAATGCTGGAACCGCCAGAAGACCCCGGGACAGCCGGCGTTACCGAAGTGCCGTTGTAGGTCGAGATCGCCGCTACACCGTCGGCGTTCGAGGTCGGAACGACCAGAGCCTTGACCACCGCAAACAGCGTGATCTCGTCAGAATCCTTGATCGGGGTCTGAATGTAGTTGAGCGACCCCTTGAAGCGTCCGTGCGTTGGAAAGGCGGTCGGGGTACCAATTACGGACCCATTTTGCTTGCCGATCGCCCGATTCAGGCCGAACCGGCTGATATCGGTGTCAAAGGTAAACCACCCTTCCAGGCCGCGCGTTACAGGCGGGACAACCTTGGAGTACCAAGGCGCGAGAGTGTCGTTAGAAGTAATGCGAGTGCCCATGGAATAATCCTCTGATCAAATGATGTTAAGGCTGGCGGCGGCGACATAAGGCGCCATCGACTGGAATAGTTCGACTCGGCTAGAGCCGATCGGGTGTACTGCGTCCGCCCAGTTGGCGGTGTAAAAGCCGTCTGCATCTAATGTTGCCTGGCTGTAGGCATACCCGACTTCAGGGTTTGTCATGGCCCAAAGCGGCGCAACGGACAGCTTGGGGTTGGCTGCGACAGGCGCGGCCTTGATCATGGCGTCGATGACCACGGATCGGCCCGTTTCCCAAATCAGGTTGGCGTCAGTGCTGAACGCCGAGGCGGGAAGCGTCCGAATAATCTTGGCGTTCGGCCAGGCCGCCTTGATCTGCTTGTGCATCAGCAGGTCGTTTTCGTAGACCTCGGCATAAAGGCTGCCGTCGGTAATGCCCAGAGCGTCGTTGGTGCCCAGGGCATTGATGACGATGTCGGGGGTCTGCAGGCCGAACCTAGACTGATAGAACGCCGGATCGAACACGTAGCCGTTGCGAATCACGCTCGCGTCATCGCCGCCCGTGGCCGCTCGAAGAAACGGGTTGCGCTCCCTGCGGGCTGCCTTGGTCAAGGCCATATAGGCCGCCTCACCACCCGGCGACACGACAAACGCCCTATCGTTCTTGCTGTAGGTGAAATCCCCTGTCTTCCAGCCGGCGTGACACTCGCCCAGCGGGCCGGTGATGTCCCATACATCGGTAGTGGATGCCGAAGTCTCGATGGTGCCGATGAACTGCGGAGTAAAGCCCAGCTCTTCAAGGAACTGTTTCAGGTACATCGCGCCCTGTCGATCGCCGATGCTGTCGCCGATGAATAGGATCTTCGGGCTGCTGGGCAGCGTCTGCACCGGGATATTCTTCAGTATCAGCGGCATGAACTTTCGAATGTTCGGATTGGCGGCCAGTCGAACGTTCAGGGTCGCTGCCGGCCCGTACCCGGCGGCAGAAATACCCACAGACGCACCGGTTTCATTGGCTGGCGTTGTGTCGCTGCTGACCGAGAGCACCGCCTCAGTGGCGCGGGCACGGCGTCGATACAGGCCCTGGGAATAGATGCGGCTCTTGTGCAGGTCGCTGGTCACGATCAGCGGCGAGAAGAGCAAGCCGCCCTGGAATGGCGAGGACAGATCCGGCTCAACGACACTGGAGTCCAGAATGCCGCCTTCTTGGTCGGTGATGAAAATGCCAGGGGGTGAAATCCGCTGAAACTCAAGCTCGCCAACGACATATACGTCATCGCCAGCAAAAAACGATACCGCACCCTCGCCATCACCAAGGCTTGCCTGGCCAGGCTCCGAGACAATTTCGAGGGATGGAGTCACAAAGCGCTTGGTGGTGATGCTGCCAAGCTTGCCGCCCTCCGGATCGGTGATCAGCAGAATGTCGACCTCTGTCGCGGTGCTCGGGAAGTCCTGGACCAGCCTGTTCAGGTTCGCCACCGCCAGCGAATTGGCCTGAGTAATGGCGTCAATCGCCGCGACCGCTTCCGTTGACGGGTAGCTTTTCTTGAACACCGCCGCGCCAGCTACGTTCTGATAAAGATCGACGTAGCCGGCAGCAGTAACGCTGAGCACACTGAAGAATCCACCTACGACCGTGCCTGCCAAACCGGCCGTAGTTGTCAGGTAGATCATTGCGCCGCTCATCTGCACCGAAAGGTCGGCCAGTACCTTGGCGTTCGTAGGGCGCATCACGCCATCGCCCACGTCCATGATCTTGATTTGATCGGACAGAAGCAGTTCGTTCGCTTTATCAATTGTGTCGCTCAGTCGGGCGAGATCCGAAGGTCCGCTCATATTTTCTCCAGGCACAAAAAAGCCCGCACAGCGGCGGGCTATAAAATTAAAAGGCGATCAGCGTCTTGCGTATCTACGTCGCCCCGGGCCATGACTTCGTGTACCAGCTCTTCAGCTCGCCACGCAGCTTGGAGTTCATGACGCTGAGGTCCATTCCGGCCATCATGTCGGTCAGCTCTGCCTCGGAAATAACCGGCATTTCAAAGAGCGACAGGACGGCGGTATATCGCCAATGGTCGACGCCAACCAGCGTTGGCCCGTCGTAGATGTCCGTGAACTGAGCCTGCGTTGGCATCAGGCCGAGCGGGCTCTTGATAGGGACCATGAACCAGTCGGCCCATCCGATCCCCCACTTGCACCAGCCTTCAAACATTCGGGCTTGCTCGGCATTACACAGCCAGGTCACCGATACTTCCGTCGGCACGCTGCGGTACCGGCGCCGATTCCTCGCTCGACCGCTTACAAAGGGCGTGCGAACAATCGGGCTCGTCGGCTTGAAGCCGTAGCCGTCTCTCAGCGGCAGCGGTATGCCGTCAGGCATTGTCAGCATGATTCGCATTCCTTAGTTGTCGGCGAAGTTGTCGTCATCCGCGTAGACACGCGGGTCGTAGTTGACCGCCTCGACATCCGCCGAGTGATCGCCTGGGTCGATTGATGTGATCAGGACCGGGTAACACCAGCGGGTCGACTCGCCGAACAGAAGGTGCGGAGGATCTATGTCCCATGAAAGGTCGGGCTCGAAGTCCAGTGACGGGACGGATAGCCGGTAGTCGTCGACGCGCGTTGCTGCCCATGGCCCGCTAACGGTTCCATCCGGCCGGCGCAAGCCGACCACATGGGATGCGCCCGACTTCCATGTCAGGACTTCTGAGCTTTCCAGGATCACCGAGCCGCTGCCAGGGGTTACATCCAGCAGAATCGAGCTTTGCCCGTACCCAGGAATGTCGTCGGCCACTGCGTCATAGCTGAGGTATCCGCTGTTAAAGGCGTCAAACTCAGTGCTGAAGCTGTAGCTTTTGTTGCGGTAGACCTGGGCCCGGCGCATGCGCCGACCGATTCGCCATGCCTTGTCGCGGTTGGTTACACCCTTTAGTTCGACCTCCTGAACACGCAGCTCAAGATCGCCAGGCAGCCTGCACCGAACCGTTTCCGTTGCCCGGGTCACCTCGTCGATATACTTGATGTTAACGCCGTCGTAATCGTCGGGTGCCGGCAGGGTAAAGCTGCGCTTGAGCTGCTCAGTCATGTTCTGCGGCGTGTACATATGGCCGATCTGCGTGCGCAGCTCATCTCGTACCGGCGTTACCCGGCCGCGCTCAAGCGTGAACTCGGCAAAGCCAGCCAGCAGCGCGTCATTGAGGCATTCCTTGACCGTGCTGTCTTCTTCGACTGCGTAGTCGAAGTAGTCACCTCGACCACTCCAGATGGCGCCGTATCTCGCCAGTTCGTCGATATCCATGTCGTCATCGGTGCCGCCTGCCGACTTCATGACGTAGTTCACCCAAGGCACGATGTCGCGCGTCGCTACGGGCTCACTCCATTCGCCATCCACCAGAACCGGCAGCTTTCTGGTGGCGATCACCGACACCTGGCTCTGCGATTGGGCCGATAGCTTGTCGCCGCCGCGCACATACAGCGCCATCACGGTGCAGTCGTCGTATTTGGTCGGCGCCTTGTCGATCCGCCCGCGCAGCCCGTACCACTGCACACGGTTGAATTTGAAGCTCTCGGTGGATTCCTCGCCGATTCGCCGCACCCGAACCTCGGGCCGCATATAGGTCGGAATGGTGATCCAGTCCGTGTACCCCTGCTGATCGGGGCTCATCGCCTCGTAAGTAAAGGTTCGACTGGTCCAAGCGCCTGCGGTGGCTATGTCGCGGTACTGGACCTCAACCTTCGCCCAGTGCGAGCGGATGTTGCCGTTTTTCTCGGTGTATCGGACCAGACCCTGCGGAAAGAAGAAGTCAAACTCGATGCGCCGAACCACTTCGCCGGGCGGGCAAGCTGCGAACGGGCCAGCCCAGTCGCCCTCGGTGGTCGAGCCATCGAGAACGATGGTGGCTGTGTTGGTTTCAATGTCGTCGAAGCCGAGCCAGTCGGCGTCCTCGGCGCCGGTATCATCCAGGCGAATCACTGTGATCGTGGACGGGCCATGTGCCTCGTTCTCAGGCGTGCCCTCGTCGTCCTCTACCGCGTCACCGGATACCGAGGCGATTCGATACCGCAGATCGCGATAGCCAATGCACGACCACAGTATCCCGGTCTGCAGCCCCACAACAGGCACGCCGCCGTCGTAAGCCAGGGTTATCTTGGCAGGCACGGCGTCAGTAGCTGTGACCGTCTTCACTCCATTGACATACACGGGAGACGAGCCGAACACCGTTGACGACGATCCGCCCAGGCTCAGGGCGACACCGCTGTACGGCGATGCCGACTCAGCGATCCGCAAGAAGCTGCCCGAGGCGCTGGCCACAAGGCCGGTGCTGACCAGGGCAGCGTTTACCGCCGTGACCAGGCCTGCGAGGTTGGTTGTCGCTGTGTTCAGCGTTACCGAATAGGTGCTCGCGCCGCGACTGACCGTAAATGTCAGCGGTGTGACGTCGAAGTCGTACCGCGTCGGGGCGGCGCTACCGGTAACCATGGAGGCGCTGCCGGTAACCGCGGGAACGGCCGGAACATAGGGATCATAGCTCGCTACCATGTAATCGCCGGCATTGGCACCGGTGATCTCAATCTTCATGCCCACGAATGGATTGAGCATCGGGACATGGTCGCCGCTGATGATGGTGGCAGATCCGTCCGCAGGCGCCGTGAACAGGTAGGGATACAGAACCTCGATGCGCGCGATCAGGCCGGAATCCCAACCAACCGGGAACCACCCTGCCCCTACGGGTACGGATACCACGAATTCACTGAACTGCACGGTTGCCACGTTGAGCTGCTGCTCGATGTTAGTGGTGGTCGTCAGGGTCAGCCCTGCGCTGCCCGTGGAGGTCGAGCCGACCTCGTCCGAGTTGTGCCACCACAAATGCGCGGCCTCGGCCGAGACCGATTGGCCTGGGCCGTAGATGGCATAGCTGGCCGTGCTGCCGAGGGATGCGATCGGCGTTCCACCAATGCGAACCTGACCTGGATGAATTTCGAACTCGCCCACGCCGATGCACAGCAGCATTTCCACCCATTGAACCTTGGGGTCATCGCCGAAGTAGCGCCGCGTAGGGGTCAGGTAGTCAGGGAAAATCTCGTTCGTGCCCGAACACTCGCGGATCACGTCGCCCAGCTTGACCTGGTTGGCGGTGGTTTTCGCCAGGCCCAGGCCTTTACCCGTGCCGACTCCCGACGCGCCTGGAGTGGCGAGCGGCTTCTGCGTCAGCATGATCGCGCCGACGGCCACGATCGCAGCGACGACGGCCCATGCGGCGATCTCAAGTCCCGTACCTTTCGGCTCGGGGTAGATCCGCACGGTGTCGGCCGGAGCGAATTCGACCTTGGCCCAGTGCGCCGGATCAATAAACAGGCCGTTGACCTCGATGCTGATTGGCGGTGACTCGCGCACCTGATATCCCTTCACCTTGGACACAAGCCAGCCTTCGAGGGTCATCACGCGATCGGTCTTGTGGCGCTCCAGCGGCTGGCCTTCAAGTTTGCTCGGGTAGAGTTCGATCACGGTGATAACTCACTGTCAGGTATTGGTCTTGGAATTTGCGCAGCGGCTTGATGGTGGCGCCGGACGGCTTCATTTCCATTCCGTGAAGCCGGCCATCCACTTCGATGATCACGGCGACATGAATGCAGATCAGGCCGCGCCAAACGCAGGCGATCGCGCCGACCTCGGGCTCGCAGCGCTCCATGGCTGCTGCGCCCTCATTCACCGCCTTGGTGAATTCCTTCGGCATGGTGTTTCGGACGTAGCCCCAGCTGGGTAGCAGCGGCAGGCCGTAGACCTCATGCCGGACGAGTCGAGCCAGGCCCCAGCAATCCAGCCGCGCAGGGCCGCGCCCGCCATCCTCGTAGGAAGCGTTCAGGTATTTTTCGAACATTTAGACGTACCGAAGGCAGGGCGCGAAGGCCAGGGTGTACTTGCGGCGAGGCCAGCCGAGGTTTATCAGGTCGAAGTAGCCAGCATTGAGCTGGACGCTCGGACCTTGCATGAACCCGCTGAGAACCTTCATTCGATAAGGGCGCTCGGCTGGGGCGGTCAGGTCGGTCGAGATAAAGATCCGAAACACCAGACTGATACTCGCCCGAGCCTCAAGTGCCATATCAATCAGCTGCTGAGCCTCCCCCGTCACGTTGTCGATGGCGAAGGTCAGCGTCTGGTTGCCGCTGTTGTCCCGCTTGGGCAGTGCTGCGGCGAACCCCGAGGCAGTGAACTTTGCAGTCACACCGGCCTCGGTCTTGGCCGTGATGTCCTCGAAGCCTTGGCAGATGTAGATCGGAGCCGCCCACGGAATGCAGAACAGCTCAATCGTCGGGATGATCACGGCCTTGCCGCCAGAGGCGAACAGCGCTTCCAGCGCACTCATCGGCCGACCCTCCTGCTGGCATAGGTTGATTCATAGGTTTTGGCGATCTTGCCCTGGCCTGTCCTAAACCCGGCCGATACATGGTCATCAACCGCCGCAATGATCACCTTGAGCTGGTCTCCATCCATGCGAGTGCTCACCTTGTCGTTGCCGTAGTTAGATATCTGGATATTTAGCGGCCTCTCCTGCGCTGGAACGCCATTACTGGCAGCCGTCGACGAACCGCCCCCGCTGGACGTTGAGCGCCCTGCTGAAACGTTGCCATTGCGCAGCGCTTCAACCGTGGCCACGCCGCCAAACTTGCGAATGTCGGATTGCGACCAGACGATCTCGCCCTTGTGGACGGTGCCCGCTGGATCGTTCACGCCGCCGGCGCCGGTATAGCCGCCATTGGAGAAGCCGATGCCGGAAATAGCTGCAACGTTGGCAGCCGTTGCCACGCCAACAACGCCGGCAGCAATGAAGTTGAACGGCGGCGGGAATGCTGCGAGCGCCTTTTGAATAGCCAAGTAGCCATCGATCGTGGCCTGAGCCATTGCGGCGGCCTTGCCGATCGCGGCCAGCTCACTGTGACCCGACTGACTCAGCGTGGCCATGATCCCGAAAAAGCTCGAGGTCTGGTTGATGATCGCCGTGTTTTTGGCCTGCTCGATCTTGGCCCGATTCTCGGCGGCCTGGTTGTTGATGTTGGCTACGCGCTTGGCATAGGTCTCTTCATTGATCGCTTTGAGGTCAAGGTAGGCTTGCTGCTTCTCAAGCTCGGTAGCTCGCCACTCATCAAGCCTTGCAGCCTCTTCGGCCAGCCGAGTGATTTCGCTGTCAGCCCCGCCGATGGAAGGATCCAAGCCGGTAGCCCTCGGCGCCTGACTGACGCCTTCAATGGTTCCCGGCTTCTGCGCCGCGCTGAGGTTGATGTCGCGGATCTTGATCAGTGTTTCCAGGCGTTTGGCGGCTTCGGTGTTGCCCTGGCGCTCGTACTCGGCCAGCTGCGCGGCATCATCCAAGGACGACTTGAGGCTGTTGGCTTCGCGGAGCTGCCCGGTGAGAGTGAGCAGCTTTACCTGATCCTCGTTCGCCTGCTTGATGCCCTTCTGAATCTCGGCCTCACGCTCAAGTGCAGCATTCTTCTTCAGCTGTGCGGTGATCAGGTCCTGGCTGGCCAGTAGCGACTTCTGGTCGGCGGTCAGGGTCTGCTTGCCCTTGATATCAGCAAGCTGCTGCTCCCACTTGACCAGCGCCTGAGCCTGGGTGCCGAGCTTCTGAGTGGCGATGCCTTGGCCGTTGATCGAGGCGTTCTGCTGAAGCAACACAGCATTGGTTTGGCGGGCTGCATCCAGCATCTTTAGGCCAGCGTCTTCGGTGTACGCCTTTGGCACCTTGGGCGCCTCCGGCTTTTTATCCTTGTACTGTTCTGCTGCAGCGTCTTTCAGTTGCTTGATTTGAGCCTCTGTATACGCCTGGCCTCGGCGACTTGCGGACTCGACCTGCTTGTCGATCTCGGCGTAACGCGCTTTCAGCTTTTCAGCATTCGATGCCGTGTTCTTCAGCGCCTCGCTAAGCTTCCCTTGGTTCGCGATTGACTCTTTGTCAAGGCGCAGCGCCTCGGCCTTGGCGGCAGCGCGACGATCATCCTCAGCCTTCTGGACATACAGGTCGGTGATTGCCGACTGCGCCCCATCTTCTCCAGCGCCAAGCTCGCCAAGGTTTGGGTTGTCATCGAAGATGGTCGGCGTCCTGGCGTTACGCACTCGATTTAGCCGATCCTCAAGCTTAATCAGCTTCTGCTCGAACGTATCTTCACGGCCAATGTCCAGGACTGCGTCCCACGCACCCTTGGCCGCCGACTTAACCCCGTCCCATGCCGTCTCGACAAGGCCGAGCTTGCTTTTGATGAGGTCGGCCCGGGAGCTAATAGCTTCGGCGTAGGCCTTCTCGGCAAGGTTTGCAGCTCCCTGCTGATCGCCCTGCTTCGCCAGCGCCTCAATTTGTGCGTAAGTGGATGCGGTCAAGTAGCCAAGTTGTTCGTTCAGCTCCGCAGAATACTTCACTGGATCTTTCGCCAGCTTCTCGAAGTCCGCCACGGTTTGGCTTGCGGCCTTTCCGGTGGCGCTTTCCATCTTGAGCGCCGCAGTCGCGATCATTTCGAAAGACGATGCGGGTATTTTCGATGAGCCGGCCAGCTGGGCCAGCACTACCGATGCCGCGCCAATGGTCCCCACGGACCTGCTGACATTTGCGGCCATCGAGCTAATGGCGCCGGAACTGGTGCCCGCTGCGTTGCCAGTCAGAATCAGGGCCTGGCTGTAGGCATCGGCCTCCTTTGACCCTTGGTAGTAGGCCAGGCCAAGCGTGCCGACTGCAGCGGCTGCCACGGTGAACGGATTGACCAGGCCTAGGACGTAGCCGCCCAGCGCCTTGGCTGCCGGCCCGGCGCCGCCGAACATATCCTTGAGCTGACCGCCCTGCTGCAGGAATACGGTCAGCGGGTTCTGGCCGCCCTGGAGCGATACGGCGATGTCAGTGAATTGCGCCGGCACACCGCGCAGGGCTGCAGCCGTCTGCTTGGCGGTGTTGCCGGTGCGGGTCAGCGAGTCATCGAAGCTGGTCAGACCCTTGCGAGCCGTATCGATCTTCGCCTTGTATTCGTCATAGGTGGCGGTGTCGAGCTTTCCAGCCTTGCGATGCTTGGCCAGGTCCTGCTCTTGCTTGTCCAGTTCACCCAGGCGGCGAACCACCGGGTCAATCTGCCCCAGAAGACGCTCAAGTTCGTCGGCCTCATCCTCAATGGACTTGGTGGCCTTCTCGGCGCCCTTGCCCATCTTTTCCATGCCTGCGCCGGCCTTGTTCAGTGCCGGCTGAATGCTCAGGCCCGCGTCTTCCAGCGCCTCAAGCGCCTTGCGCGTGTCCGCCGCCTTTGCTTCGGCGTCTCGACTGTCCAGCTCAATGACGAGGCGGGATGTTTGGGCCATTGCCTTTCTCCAGATATAAAAAATCCCGCAATAGCGGGCTTTGTGCGCAGGGCTTGGCTATGGCGTGGACTCTTCCTCAGCCTCAAGGCACATCGCGTCAAGGGTGTAGACGACTTCATCGATCTCCCGGCGCGGCATGGCCGGCGGGTGCGCCTCAAGCCAATCCGATATTTCCCGGGCCGACAGCGGCAGCGGGAAGGCTCCAGCCATCGTTGCGATGAACCGGCGTCCGCGGGTGATGTTGCGGAACGTGCTCAGCAGGTAGTCGGTCATCGGGTCTGTTTCCGGCTCATCCGGGACCGTCATTCCCAGCCGCTGGTAGATCAGTCGGCGTTTTTCTGTCTCGCCGCCCCACTCTTTTTCCCACTCGAAGCGGGCAACGACTTTCCCACGGTCTCGACCAGGGCCTTTTTCGCCTCGATGGCGGCATTGCCCGACTCGCGCAGGACGAACAGGAAGAATTCGATGTTGGCATCGAGCATCTGCTCGGCAGCTACGGCGCTGTACGGCAGCGGGTTGCCGTCCTCATCCAGCACGCCGGCCCAGTCCTTGACGATGAACTGACCCAGCAGCCTGCACTGGGTCTGATGCTCGGTCGTCTCGCCGTCGATCACGCCTACGATACCTACGCCGAACTGGGCGTCAGCATTGCGCAGCTTGCGGCGTTCGCGCTCAAGGGCGATCGCGTATTCGGGGTTATCAATTCGTGCCAGTAACACTTTGGTGTCTTCATCATAGGAAACCCATTTGGTTTCCGAGACGTTCTGGTCTTTCTTGGTCAGTCGCAAAGCCATGGTTATTCCTCACGCCACGCCGAAAAGGACCGCCCCGGCTGGCGTTGGTGCCGGGGCAGTCAAGGGGTGAATCGGTGTTACGAAACGGTGATGGTCGCGGTACCGAGCTTCGTGCCGTCGTACTTGCTGGTCGCGGTGATGGTCGCCGAGCCGGATGCCACGCCGGTGACCAGGCCGGTCGAGCTGACGGTCGCCTTGCTTGGGGCGCTGCTGGTCCAGTTGACGCCTTGCGGCGCGCCGGCCGGGGCAACGGTTGCGGTCAGCTGCTGAGTGCCGGCGACGGCGATGGTTGCGGTGCCAGGAGCCACGGTGACGCTGGTCGGTGCCACGTATGGCGCGCGGGTGATGGTCGGCGACTGCTTGGCGACGGTGTAATTCAGCGTCACTTCGATCAGGTCGCGCTTGCCGCCGCTCGGCAGTTCGCCGTCGACTTCCACCGCCGGGAAACTGAAGGTGTACTTGTTGCCCACGCTGTCGGTGATCGGGAACTCGACCGCAACCGTTTTCCGGGTGAAGGTGTTTTTCCAGATGCCCCAGGCCGTCGCCGACCAGGCCAGCGTGATGGTGCCGGTGATGGCCGCCTCGGTGGCGATCTGCGCGCCCGGCCCCATCTTGTCGGTGCCGATGCAGCGCTGCGCCTGCAGGCCGTTATCCAGGCTGACGGTCATGGCCGAGACACAGGCCTGGCCTTCCATCGAGGCGCCATCAATCAGGAGGGTGCCGACGCTGCCATTGCTCATGAACGGGGTGGAAGTCGGAGCAGCCGGCGCGAGCACGATAGGCGCATCGCTGTCGGTGTAGTCCAGGCAGGCGGTACCGAAGGTTACGGTGACCTTGCCGTCGCTCGGGATGTCCAGGGCGAACGTCGGGATGTGCACGCCCTTGAAAAGGGAGTAAACGCCAACGTCCATGTAGTTCTTGGCGATGCTGAAGGTGTGGCGCACGTCGCCCACGGTCAGCACGTTGCTGGTCCAGTTGCCGTAGAAAGCGGCTTCGAGCAGCTTGTCGAAGCTGCCATAGGACAGTTCGGCGGTCAGGTCGCCGCCGATGTCGGTACTGGTCACGACCGAGCCCTGGCTGATGCGCGAGTCAGTGATCTCGTCGCTGGTCGCCGTGTTGACGGTTGGGGTCATGGCATTGCCGGTCAGCCGTAGCGTGTCCCAGGTGCCGGAGCCGGGAGTAACGCCGGGCGTCACCTCGGGGATGATGTAACTTGTGACTTTGGCGCCGCTCGACATAGTGAGTCTC